CTAGACATTATAGGTTCAGTAGTAGGTATAGTCCAAAAACTAGGTGGTGAAGGACTTGTCGGCCTAGCAGCAATATGGGTACTTTGGGGAATTTATTCCAAAAAGTAATCATATACAATCTGACAAAGGGTGATTAAACCCACCCTTTTCACTTTTTTACATTATGACTAAATACTATTATAGTAATTGGCAAATTGATGAAAAATTTATGAAGACTAAATATAAATTGATAGTAAAGGAATCGGGAAATTATACTTCAGATTCTTTAAGCAGTCTACTTTGGACTGTTTTCAAACATCGTTGCGAACATCTCTTCAAAGGAGAAGGTTGGCGCGACTGAGGTTGACCAATTGTGGTAACCTCTAATCCACGAATAGATTTTGTATTTCTGTTCGTGATTACTCCAAGTCTACGTGCTGAAGATTGGAGTGTAATATTAACCTCGCTTTAAAGGAGGCCCTATGTATACATTAGCACCACACACATTCCCCACACCACAAGACTTACAAAAAATGCTCGGATTCAGCGTTGGATTCGATGGATTTTTTAATCGTCTTTCTAACGTGGACATCGCCCAGTCGGGCTATCCACCATATAACATTCGCAAACTTAATGATCTACAGTATGTTGTTGAACTAGCTCTTGCTGGTTTTTCAAAAAGTGATATTGAAGTAGAAGTAACTGATGGTACTCTTACTGTTCGTTCTGCTACCGCGAAAGATGATGGGGCTGATAATGATGAAAACAATGAAATCGGTTTTGTACATCGTGGAATTGCCAAGAGAACTTTTTCTCGGGCGTTCCAACTGAGTGATGATATCATTGTTAAGAATGCCGATCTCCAAGACGGTATGCTTATTGTGAATCTGGAACGTGTAATTCCAGATGAGAAAAAGCCTAGACTGATTCCCATCGGTCAATAGCCACTGTGGTGCCCCCAATCTGAATCTCGCAAGATTGGGGGATTATAAATAAATATATAGATTATTTGAAACCTCAGTTTTTAACATAATAAAGGATATACATGGCACACGCACATAAGGGTAAAAAGAAAGTATCTAAAGCAATGGGAGCAATTTTAAAAACTCCTAAAAAAGCAGAAAAAGTAGTGAAAGCTGTTGAAAAATATGTTAATAAAACTCATTGGGATACTAAAGAAGCATTTACTGCAGCAATAGAAAAGTCAGGTGTTAATCCAGATGCAATAAATATCAACGCAGAATGGGATCTTTATCACTCAGACAAAGAAGGTTACAGGAATCATCTTAAATTAAAAAATTAGATCTAATAGGAGTATATATGAAACCAGTGCAAAAAAGAAAAGTATTAAAAGAAGTTCTTTTTGATGATGTGGAAGAAAAGATAGAATATGATTTTTTAACCCGCGACCAATTTTTTCAAAAAGTACCAGAAACACGGCCAATGTCGGCACGTGGTGTAGAAATGTGGGAAAGATACCTACAAGATCCGAAAGGATTTAAATTTTAGGAGAATATTATGTTACCATTATTATTATTTAATGTTATTTCTAGTCTTGTCGTAGACAAAGCAACAGATTTAGCAACTGAGCATGTGGAAAGTATGATAGATGATTTACTTCCAGAAAGTGCTAAAAAAGAATTGGATAAGGTTATTAAAGATGATCCTGCACATCCACACAAAAATGCTAAAGATGCATTGTTAGCTGCAGTTGAGGGTAAATTACCAATAATCAAAGCAGATGGAACACTTAAACCAATAGAAATGACATTTACGGTTAAATATGATCCTACTACTGGATCGATTGATATAGAAAAATCTTAGGAAGGAATATTATGGCAGTCAAGATACCAACTTATAACGGACACCTGACAAAAAACTTTGGGTATCAAGAATTGATAAAAAGTTCTACTGCTGATCGTTTAGGTATATCAAATGATGCATCAAGAGAACACGTTATTAATTTAACCAATCTCTGTAATTTTATTTTACAACCAGTAAGAGAAGAATTTGGAGTTATTCGTATCAATAGTGGGTATCGTTCTCCAGCATTAAACAAGGCAGTAGGTGGTTCAAAGACAAGTCAGCATTGTAATGGACAGGCTGCAGATTTTGAATCAACAAGAATTTCTAATCCAGACCTTGCAAAATGGATTGAAAAAAATCTAATATTTGACCAACTCATTTTAGAATTTTATGATGGAGTTGACCCAAATAGTGGATGGGTACATTGTTCTTATGTTCTTGATGGGAGTAACCGTAGTAAAGCAATGACTGCTCTAAGAGTTAATGGAAAGACCCAATATAAGCAAGGCCTTCTTACATAGGAGGAAATTATGAAATATGTGTGGTTAGTTTATTTACAAATTTTATTTGTGATAGGTGCCAATCTTGGTCGTTCATGGGTTGACAAACATATCTTATTGTGTTATAATAATTTAGATAAGCTAAATGTGGATTACGTTAAATATATAGACCAACCCTGAACATCAACTAGATAAATTTTAATGTTTTATACTAATGTACAGCCTCATGGCAATTACATTGCTTTGAGAGGTGTAAATGATCGTGGTGAATCTTTCAAAGAGAAATTGAACTACGAACCTACTTTATTTGTAGAATCTCATAAACCTCAAAATCCCCAATGGAAAACTCTAGATAATCGGAATGTTGCTCCTGTGAAGTGGGGCTCTATGAAAGAGTCACGCCAAGCCATGAAAGAGTATGGTGGTAATGTTTTTGGATTTGACCAGTTCCAATATTCTTTTATTTCCGATAATTATCGTGGTATGGTAGACTACGATTTAGATAAGATTAAGATTGGATATATTGATATTGAAACTAGTTCTGAACATGGTTTTCCAGATGTAAGAAACGCCACAGAAGAAGTCTTGGCTATCTCTTATCGTTGAGGAGAAACTTTTAGAGTATATGGTTGTCAGGGATATGAACCAAGTGAAGGTATTCTGTATGTTCCTTGTACATCTGAAGAACATCTTTTACTTGAATTTGTGAATGATTGGTCTATGAATTATCCAGATATTATTACTGGATGGAATTCAAGGTTTTTTGATATTCCATATCTTGTCAATCGTATAGTCAAGATTCTTGGTCAAAAAATGGCTAACAAACTTTCTCCTTGGGGTTGGTACAAAGAGAATGAAATAACTTTATTTGGTAATAGAAAACAACAGATTTTTGATCTGGTTGGTATTTCAAGTATTGATTACATGGATGCTTACAAGAAATTTACTTATGTCAATCAAGAGTCTTATTCTTTGAACCACATTGCCTATACAGAGTTGGGCGAAAAGAAATTAGATTATTCAGAATATTCTTCACTACATGAACTATACAAAACAAACTTTCAGAAGTTCGTTGACTATAATGTTCATGATGTTGTCTTGTTGGAAAGACTAGAAGAAAAGATGAAACTCTTGGAGATGATTATTTCACTAGCTTACATGGCCAAGTGTAACTTCAATGATGTGTTCAGTCCTGTGAAGATGTGGGATTGTATTATCTATAATCACTTGAAAGACCAACAAATCGTTGTTCCACCAAAGAAACATGGGACTAAATTAGAAGCATACGAAGGTGCCTATGTGAAAGACCCCCAAATCGGTCGGCATAAGTGGGTTGCTAGTTTTGACTTGAATTCTTTGTATCCACATCTGATAATGCAATATAATATTTCTCCTGAAACACTTGTAGGTATGCATCCTGAGTCTGGATTAGTAGAGCCTTTACTTAATCGTGAAGTGGATATTGCGTTTCTTAAAGAGAAAAATCTTACCATGACTCCAAATGGTTCTTTGTATAGTCGTAAGAAACAGGGGTTTCTTCCTGCTCTTATGGAAAAGATGTATACAGACCGCGTCAAGTATAAGAACTTGATGATTACGGAACAGAAGAAGGGTAAGTCTGCAAATACTAACAAGTTGGCACAGTATCACAATATGCAGATTAATTTAAAGATTGCTCTCAACTCAGCTTACGGAGCCCTTGGTAATCAATGGTTTCGTTTTTATGATGTGAGGAATGCTGAGGCCGTATCCGTTGCGGGTCAACTTTCCATTCGGTGGGCTGAGAGAGCAGTCAATCAATACTTAAATAAAGTATTAGAAACAGATGGAACAGATTACGTTATTGCTTCCGATACTGACTCTTTGTACATTGCCCTCGATTCTCTCGTTCAAAAGGTAGGTCTTGGAGAAGATACACAAAAAACTATCAAGTTTATGGATACCGTTTGTGAAGGTAAAATTCAAGATGTGATTGATGGATGTTATGGTGAAATGGCCAAGTATGTTAATGCATTTGAACAAAAGATGGTAATGAAACGCGAGGTCTTGGCAGAGGTTGCTATTTGGACTGGCAAGAAACATTACATTCTGAATGTTCATAATTCTGAGGGTGTTCAGTATGATGAACCTAAACTAAAGATTATGGGTATTGAGGCTGTCAAGAGTTCTACACCAGAACCTTGCCGTAATGCTCTCAAAGCGGCACTCAAAATTATGATGAATGGAACAGAAGAAGATGTAATCAATTATATTGAAGCTTTCAAGACAAAGTTCAAGACACTTCCTACAGAAGAAGTTTCTTTTCCAAGATCTGTGAAAGGCCTTGCCAAGTATCATGATTCAGCATCAATCTATCAAAAGTCTACACCGATTCACGTTAAGGGTTCTCTAATCTATAATAAAATGTTACAGAACAAACGATTGACTAGAAAGTATCCAAAAATTCAAGAAGGTGAGAAGATTAAGTTTGCTTATCTAAAAGAACCTAATCCAACTGGTGATACTGTAATTGCTATGTTAAATGCTTTACCAGATGAGTTTGAGTTGAAAGCTTACATAGATTATGAAAAACAATTTTCCAAATCTTTCCTTGATCCTATAATCGGTATTCTCAATGTTATCGGCTGGGAACATGAAAGAAAAACTAATATTATGGGTTTCTTCACTTGACAAATCCTTTAAATATGGTATAATAAACGTATGTTAAGTATTAATAGAATATTTGTAGGGTTTTTTCTAATGGGGATTTTGTACGCTGTTGGTGATATAAATCCATTAATCGCAGGACTAGCTGTAGGACTTTTGTTTGGTTTAACAGATTATACTAAGGGAAGTAGTTAAAATGAGTATTTGGGTAGAATGGTTTAGACACGAAGACACTAAAAATAATACTTGGGCACAAATGAGGGAATCAGCGAAATGGAACCCACCAAAACCATCAGAAATTAATAGAAGATTTTTTGACAAACACATAGATGCGGCCGAGTTCGCAAAAAGAAAGAACGATGAAGGTTATCACGCAACGGTTAAAGTAGATGGAGCAGGACATGGATGATGATCATGACTTTGGTGGTTGGCTTATAGAAGATCTTAAAGAACACTACAAATATTTGATGAAACAAAGAGATTATAGTGAACTATACAGCGACCGGGCAGAATTAAATAATATGATGTTAATTGTTTTAAGAGAAATTCAATCAAGAGAAAGGAATTCGTAATGGCTAAAATAACACCAGTAGAAGGTACATATGATAACGTGAAACAAAAAAAACTTCATGATGCCCAAGTTAAAAAATCTGAAACTAGAGAGAGAGAAAAAGAATATGATGGTCTTACTCTTAGAGAAATGAGAAGGAAGCATGGTATTCCTGAATCAATTGGTGGTCAAGAAATA